TACCCTGCAAGCATGGTGCTGCCGGAACGCTGTAAGCTGTAAGTTGCAGATCGTGCTTTTGATTTAGCAATATTAATGCGATCTTGTCTAGCTTCTTCTTCGCGGCGTTTAGTCTGAGCTTGTAATTCTGGATCAGGCGCAGGTGCTTTAGGTGTGCTAAATGCAACAGTAGAAAGTAGTAATAAATCCATAACTTACCCCAGTGTGTCTTTTTGTCCGTAACCAGTAAAACCACCAGTTAATAAACTTTGCGAACCACCAACCAGACTTCTTGGTCTTTTTGTTGCTCGCTTTCGCGCTTCTGCAACTTCAGCTCGATCAACTTTTTTAGGCTCGGGTGCGGGTGCTTTTGGTTTGCTGCCCATTACCAATCTCCTCGATGTATTTCAGTGCCGCCAGTACGCATAAGGTACTTATACAACTGCCACGGTGTCCAGATAAAAAATTTATCAATGCCTAGTAAGTGCTTGATAACTTCGGTGCAGTATAGTACGGGAACATTAAAAACGGAATTCTTGTCCTTACGCGGGCGATAGCTCACGATTGTCGCGTTGTAATCTTTTTTTGCCCACTCGATCACATCTTTAGCCCTTTGAGGATGGTATATCCACGTTTGAGTCCATTTTGAAGTCCAATCAAAATAAATCCAATGATAAGACTGAGGCTGATAAGCGATAGCGCAAACATGATGAAAACCTTTTCGAGTATGGAAAAAGTAATCCCACCAACGCTTTCCATTATCAACATCCCGAAAAATTACAAGCCAGTCGAATTCCGGCGGCGAACCGAGTTCCACCCCTGATTCTGTTTCCCGAATCCCGCCCTCTGATCCCAGACGTTCCATCCTTTTCTCCCATTAGCCGCTTGCGACGGCTTGTTGGCGTTCGTTGTCAATGCGCGTCCCTCGCCCGCACCAATAAATAGGTACTGCAACGCATCATGAACGTGTGAATATTTGTTCTTTGTCGGCTTTTCTTCGTACCGCACTTCGCCGCCTACGGCAACACGGCGATAGTTATAGCCACCACGAAAACCTTTGATCAGGGTTTTGCACTCAGAATCAATTACAAATCCGGCTCGACCGTCAACCATACGTCCCAATGGTGCTTGAACTGCCTCAATTCGCAGAACTGGATCGTTACTTGGCGCGGGATACGCCTTAATTCCATTGGCTCGTAGGATTTGAAACGGCGTAATTTCATCGGTCTGCGCTCTAAAGTCACCGGCGGGGTCGCCGTAGATGTGCAGCTCTTGAGACGGGCAGAAGGTTTGGATTTCATGTCTAAGCAATTCAGAGAATCTAACAGCGCCCATGTCACGTGTGACGACCTCATGGAAAATTACCCACGTTCCATTTGGCATCCGCTGACCAAAAGCAGCCGCCGGAGTTAAGCCAAAGTCGATACCAATATACACCGGCAAGTCAGTTCGCGGCTCGATCTTCTCTTTGGCGATGTGTACTTGCTCGGAAAACATTGGATATATCGGCTTACCTGATTCGATTGTGCCTAGTTTATTCAGAACGTAGACATCAATCCAACTTTTCGTTTTACCTGTGATGATCTTCTTATAGTAATCAGCAGGGAGATTTGTATAGTTTTCAGCCAGACGGTTGTTAATGTACTTGGTCACATTTCCGTCACTATCTTTAATTTCCGTCATGCCCGCCGGTTGATTATAGAAAACCCAGTCATCAGGCTTAACCAACATCAGGGCTTCTTCACGCGGCACATTATCTGGCATTGGTGCTTCGCCCGCCATGATAGGCCACCAATGATCATCGTCCGGCGCGTTAGTATCACAGATCACACCATACCAAGTCGGCCCGCCATCCTTGATTGAGGGAAAGCGCCCAACACGCATGGTGCAAGCATCGATGATGGATTTACTGACTTCCCGCGCCTCATTAACCCAGACACCAGTCAGGTCAAGTGACAGCAATTTCCGGACATCTTCCTCTCGGTCGAGGGCAAGAAACAAGACTTCAAGCTCAATATCTCCAACAGAAATATTGTGATTGTAGGGAACAGACCACCCGAATCTCCCAAAGACATCTTCGGGAAACCAGTCAATCCAAGTCTTGATTGTAGTGGTTTTCAACTGAGGATTGGTATTCCGCACAACCGCCCAACGCGACTTGCGCTTACCATCCTTGCCTTTCTTTTGCGCCGCAGCCCTACGGAAGATTTCAACACAACAGGCTACCGACTTACCCGAACCTACCGGCCCACGTAAGCCACGAAAGAAGTGATCATCGATCATGAACTGCCTAACGGTCTCCCCGCTAGGCTTGTAATCAAACTTGAACAACCGTCTTGCCTTTCATGACCTTGGTGTCAATCAAGTGACGCAAACGCTTTTCCATTACCTCAGGCCCATGGCCTCAATGATCTTGTCCGCTTCCCTGTCGTTATAAAACTCAGGCGGGTTGTACTGAATAAAGACTCGTTTAGCTACTTCGCGCAGGGCGCGCAATTCATCAGGACTAAGGCTTGTCAAAAAACTCATTTGCTTTCTGCCAGTTTTGTTCACGCATTACGGCTTCTTTTGCACCCTTTGTCTGACCAGACGGGCCAACCGAGTACAAACTCTCAAGAGTCGCTGCTGCTTCGGGGTCAGGTTTAGCAGGTGTGCGGCTCCTTTCCAGATACGGCTTCCATCCTTCGGCATTTGCTTTCTTGTACTCCTTAGCGTGACTACCTTTTCCCGCCCAACCGTCAATGTAGGCTTGCTTGTCCGCAGGTATCGACCCAGTGCGACCACCGGCTATCCACTTATCCACATTGGTACCGCCCCAAGAATAGGCAAGCAAAGCATCAGGCACATTACCTTTGTACTTAGTCAGCAACCCAGATAAGTACTCTCTACCAAAATTATGGTTCTTAACCGGATCATATAATTCAGCAGGACGTAAGGGTGAAACATCATATCCTGCACCCATGGCAGTAGACGGCTTAATACCCATTAGCCCTACAGCACCAGAATAGCTAACACTATTAGGCTTACCAGAACTCTCAACGAACTCGACATAACGAGCTACGTTATCAATCTCCGTCAGGTACTTCGGATTGCGCCACTTCGACATCTTGCTCTACCTTTTTGGTTGCCTTCTTTTTACTGACTTTCTTCTTAACCGGAGCTTCAAATTCAGCAGGGGCTAACTTAGCCTTCTGCAACTTCAGGATATGTTTATCTTCCATATACTGAACAATTTTATCTAACTCGTCTAACTTGCGATCAACCTGAGTCAAATGATTGTACTCATTAAAGTCAGCAATGATGCGCTCAGTTAATCCACGCATCTTTTTCTTAATCTCTGAATAGTCCATATCTCGCCTTTAGGAACAAAAAAAATATATTCAGGCGACAGGCTAAACCCCTGTGTGTGTGGTTGTCAATGAGCTTTTGAAAGAACTGTGTTTGTAGGGGTGAATCACGTGATCACCAAAGCCAATTTTTAACCCCCCAAGTCAATGTTGATGGATATGTCACCACCAACCGCTACCTGAGAACGATCAACAGGCTTAAATCCTGCCCGATCAAGCATATCCTTACTGGCCTCAAGCGCTACATACCCACTCTTGTGATCGATAAGCTGATTGATCTTTGAGAACGCTCTAGCCGCCCCCAATGTCATGCCTTCCTGTATCGCCGTATTCATTGCTTCCCGAACGTGTTGTTTTTTCAGGGTTTTGTTTACCCAAGCAGGATCGGTATTGAGATGCTCGGCGATACGCGCTTGCGTCCACGAGGTTGACAACACAAGGTCAATTAATTCTGCCTGTTGCTCGGTTACTTGCAACTGTTTACCAGACTCAGATTTAATCAACTCACTAGACATATCAACACCTTGCAAGACTGTCTTGCTATATCGGGAATGGTTATGGATTAGTTATATAGATAACACCAGTAAAAAACTCTGTCAATATCCTTGTGGAGATAGACAGTCGTAAGGTGTTGATAAGCATTATGATTTATTTTTGCTTGGTCATCCTGACCAGACTGAACTGACCGATTCATGGCAGATTGAACTGCCCCTCTCGGTCAGTGTGGCTAGACGTTGTTACGCCACTTAGATTAGCTTGCAGCCGCCATCCATGGCTTGTCAGCGGGGTTTACCGCTGCCACTGCAAGCAATGAATAAAAAGAAAGAGGCATAGCCCGTCTTACGGCGTTGTCCCTGATGTTGCGGACTATAGTCGCTGATCATGTCGCGTCAACAGTCTGCCCGCGCAACCGTGTGGCCTATTGACCCGCCCTGATACTAGCGACTATTAGCCGCGCAACGGACAAGCGCCGTTAAGACAAACTATTTTTAGTAAAAACAAAGGAAAGACGTTATGAATACTTACGATCTAATCTCAGCACTAGCTGCTGACTTCACCGACTTCAACAAAGAACGCATTGTTGGCAGTCTTTGCTACACCTCATTCAATCAAATGAAGTACAAGCGTGAAAAGATCAACGAAGTTGTATCTGAGCTTCGTGATCTAAACGAACATTACACTGGTTCAGAAGTTCAAACTACTTTGATGGAAAGCAAGACAGAGTACATCCAGTCACTCGAAGATCAGTACGACGAGATGTATCGCCTACATGAAACAGCTCAAGAAGTCATGGTAGCTGAATTTGACAAGCGTTGGATTCAACCAAGCAATCCAAACTCACCAGACAAAACTCAAACTGCTGCAAAGCAAGCAGCAGCAGAGTTACTAGCTAAGTACAGCTAATCAACCAGTCCTGAGCAAGACTATAAACTGCTCTATCTTGATAGTGATTAACAATTAGATACAGTGATGTATCTATTATACGATATTGTCATAACGAGGGTTGGCGGTGAATCACCAAGCCAACTCGATCACAGCGAAAACTAAGGGGCAAGCAATGGCTGAAATAGATCAGGTTAAAAGACAGATGATGTATGACGATGACTTCATCGATGCCCTTGGTGATTATATCAAGGGGCTTGATGAAGAAACTAAATTCTTGGAGCTGTACGATTTTTGGTGGAGATGGATAGAAGAAAATATGACACGGGAAGATGTCACCAAGTTTATTAAAACAGGAGAACTGTAATGAAAGTAGAGGAAATAGTAGACAAGCTAGAGCGTCGTACTCGTAGCTTGGAAGATGCTGACATGACAATCGATGTCGGCTCAGTAACAGTCACTAGCTTTAGTTGGGATGACAGCGGTCACGTTGATCTCGATCTCGATGACGCAGTAGTTGTGACTGATTGTGACAACCTACCTACCCGTCACTGGAAATACATTGAAGATGATGACTACATCGAGGTGATCGATGAGCTGAAGTCAATCCAAGAAGCTAAGGACATAGATCGTGAGGCCATTCAACAACGCCTTGACCAAGCAACCAAGCTGATTGGCGAGGCATATCGTTTACTCGAAGGAGATCAACTGTAATGTATACCGATGACTTAATGGTGCGGATGGACGCACTGATTGATCGCAAGATCACTATCCGAGATAAGCTCGAAGCTATCTCATTTCGCCTCGATGATGAGGTAATCAAGTATCAACTGTTTCCTTTGGTCAATGAATACCAAGAGGTTGACAGTCAGATACAACATATCGTAACCGCAATGGAGAAAGCCAATGGGACAATCTAGAAAAGAACAACTGGATAAAATCTTTATTAAGTATCCAAACAAATCACCGGCACAAATTAGTAAGGATCATGGCATTCCTTACTCAACAGTGTATGCCTATCATCGTAAGTTTAATAAGCCTCTTGCTGTAATCGAAGAAGAATACACACCAAGGATGCCAGTAAAGAACGGCTTTAGTGAAGCGCAATTGATCTGGTCTATGGTGATCAGCTTTTCAATAGGCGCAGCTTTTGTTGTATTAATGGAGTACATCTAATGGGCAAAGTAAAAGACTTGTTATGGGAACCCAAAGATTTTGATCAGGTGTGGGATGAAATGACCAACGATCATGATCCTGCTCGTGATTATTATGAGGCAATTACTAGCCTCAAAGCGATAGTGTCCACTCACTTATCATGTGATGTGGATGCTGATAAAAAACTTATCTGGCGTATAAACGAGATGATTAACACACTAGAGCAGCGGCTCTAAGGAGATCAAGATGTCTGCAAGCATCTATGAAGAAATCACCAATGGCATTATTGAGTCATTGGAAAACGGCGTAGTGCCATGGGTTAAACCATGGGCTACTAACGGCAGTGACGTACCCAAAAATGCTCACACTGGCAGACCATACAGCGGTGTTAATATCCTACAGCTCTGGTTGTCAGCAATGCAGCATGATTTCCCTATTCAGCAGTGGCTCACATTCAAGCAAGCCAAAGAGCGTGGTGGCAATATCATCAAGGGGTCTAAAGGAACTAAAGTATTGTTCTGGAAGATCGGAGAAAAAGAAAAAGATGGCAAACTTGAAAAGACTTTTGTTGCGCGCAGCTACACAGTATTTAACGTGGCGCAATGCGAAGGCATTGATATTGTTCAGCCTGTTGATGTTGAGTTTGATTGGGATATGGACAGTGGAGTCGATGATCTAGTTGCGCATCACAAAATTGACCTGCGTCATGGTGGTGATCAAGCATACTTCTCACCAAGTCAAGACTATATACGGATGCCAAAGCGCACCCAATTCCCTGACGCAGAGAACTATTGCGCAACCCTGTTTCATGAGATGACGCACTGGACTGGTCACAAAGACAGACTAAATCGCAAGCAGCGTGGCACATTTGGTGGGCCAGATTACGCCAAAGAAGAATTAGTTGCCGAGCTAGGTGCAGCGTTTATGTGCTCAAGGATGGGTATTGTAGGTCAGCTACAGCACGAGAGCTACATTAACTCATGGATACAGGTACTCAAGGATGACAAGCGAGCTATTTTTGTAGCATCTAAATTAGCTGAGCAAGCAGCAAATTATATTCTCGATGATGTTATTAACAGTGAGGTACAACATGACTATCAAGTCGCCTAAAGATGCAGCAGATGCAATGCTAAATTGTTGCTTACCTAATGGAGCAAGACTGATTGACTTTACTTACATGGGTGGTCATGTAAGAACAGGGGTAGTGCTTGCTGAACAAAAAGGTGTGCAACCGTATGTAACGTGGGAGTTTTATCGTAAAGATTTTAGTACGACATCTTACGGTCATTACTTTAAATCATTAGTTGCAGCAGCGTGTGACTATGAAGAAAGGAAACAAAAGTATGAACAAGAATGAATGGTCAATGTACCAGTTATTAATGCGATGGGTGCGTGAGGACATCAGCAAAGCTGAAGAAACCTTACGTGATTTAGCTACGTTAATGGAACGATTCAAACCAAAGGGGGATGAAGATGGCAACACTGAACAACCGAAAGGTGATTGAGATCGAGATCGATGGCATTGACTTTAACGATGCGCCTGACTTCTGCGATGCGTATGTGTATCACGCGGTGTTCGAAGACACAGGTGAAAACTTGACCGAAGAACAAATGGATCAACTCGTTACTGAAAACTACGATGAAATATATGAACTGATATGGGAGTCAAGATAATGTCAACGTATGAAGTGACCATTGAGTTTGAACCAATGGTAGTGCAAATCGAACTTGATGGTGAGTTTGATATTGAATCAATCAACCAGATCGCTGTTCAAATGGATGGCGATGGGCAGATCTACCATGATAACTGGTGGGTAGGGTATGTTGAAGATGAAGAAGGCGAGCAAGCTTGGGCTTGTTAGTAGCCCGTTTATCCCTAAGGTGGGCTAGCCCTTATGCAAGTACCTGATGAGGGTCAGGTTCGGGATAGCATTGCCCTGATCTCAGACATAGCCTTGCTTGCTATCTCTTTGTTGGGCGGTGGCTTGGGTAAAGCCTTAGGAAATGGTTGATGGCAAGCCTTAGGCACAGCTTCCAAAGTGTAGCTAAGGAATTGTGCTATCGAAGGGGGCCAGTCTGATCTATCCCTTGCTAGTTCAAGGGCAAACTTTATCCGATCAGGTGGCACAGATTCAAGGGCATCGTACCACTCACGCTTAGCCTGTTGTTCAAGCTCTTTAGATGGGTAGTTACTCGCCCACTTGGTTCCGAAAATGGATGACATTTTGAGAAACAGATGATTGATTATCTGCTTCTTCTTCGAATCCAGTTCTGTATCCAAGGGTCTGGAGTTCTTGGATTGCTGATTGCGCTGAGTTAAACGCGGGTCTAAGTACTTGGTTACTGGTTCCATAGTTGTTGCTCCTTACAGGGAATAGACCAACCCATCCATTCATGATGGTTTGATCTATGACTTGTTGTTGACTAGCTTGACACTGATCGACAATCTCAGCCAGTTTATTAATGGCTTTCTTTTCAGCCAAGGGAGTTAAGGGTTTACGGATTTCACAACGATGTTGTTTGTATTCAGACCATGCTTCCATGTCTAACCAGTTAGGGTAGTTGTGTTTCATTTAATTATTATTACCTCTTGTTTATGGATGTGCGCCACTAAGGAGCGCTTGAGTTTTGACATTGGTGTGTCCATACCTTTGACATCCTCGATGACTTCACCATCCTTAGTCTGGTATTTAAAGTCAGCTAGGTATTTGATCACACGTTTGCTTGGGTATCTAAGGAGTTCGCCATTGATCTCAAATGTGAACACAGGTTGTAACTCCAAGTCCCAGATTTCACCGGTATCAACTAACTCTTTGAGCTGTTCATATCGTTTAGCCTCAGACTTCGAGGCAAATACAATGCCGTCAACTTCGGTTCGCTTTGCGCGAAACTTGTTGCGACCCCAAGCCATCAGGATTTTTTCTTAGGTCGAGCAGTGCCTCTGCCCATGCCAGTAGCTTTGAATAACTTAGGAAGTAGCTTGCCATCTCTAGCTCCACCTTTCTGACGACGGTTCTTCATTATGAGATTGAAGTCGATGTCGTCTTGGATAGTGCTTGAAATCATACTGAGAAATTCTGGTGTCTGTTGCTCAAGTGGGACGATGGCTAACTGACAGTCTAGCGCATCACACAATTGAAGCAACCGAGGCAAGTGAATTGAGTGCTGACCTTGCTCATATTTCTTGAGTGATGACACAGATATATCAGCAGCATCAGCAAGTACAGGTTGTGACATATCAAGACTAATCCTTCTCATCCTGAGATAGAAGATAAGGTCTTGGTAAGTAGTCACTAACATACGTGATCTTCCATGTAGTTCTGCAAGTCACGCACTTTGTACCTAATGGCTGAGCCAATCTTAGAATACATTGGCCCCTTCTTTGAGGAGCGCCACGTTCTAAGGGTGCCGTAAGTAAAGCCAGTGATCTTGGCAGCAACATGGGTATCTACCCAATCGTCGGGTGAGTAAGTCTTATCATCCATCATTAATCTCCATTGACATTATTGTGAATAGGAGTATACTCAAAGCAATCTTGATAAACAAGAGGAGTTCAATGTGAACACATCAAGAGAGAAAGTAATCAAAGCACTACGTAAAGCTAAAGGCAAAGGCATTACCCATTGGGATTTTGCTACAGGCTTTGCACTACGGTCACGCATCGCAGAGCTGCGGGCAGTAGGTGTGGAGATACAAACAAAACTTGAGCCAAACGACAGCAACAACGGTCGTCACGCTCGTTACATCCTAATAAGAGAGAACTTAAATGACAGATAAAAACCTTGAACTATGGAATTCGGTAGAAAAAACCGATCCCAAATACACCAAAAAAGTTACGTTCGGTCGGGGTTTCACCTCGATTGATCCGATGTACCAGATTATGAAGGCCACAGCAGCACTGGGGCCAGTGGGTAAGGGATGGGCTTACACGGTGGAACACTCAACGCTAGAGGCAGGGGGATGTTTAATGGCAGTTGCAGATGTCAGCATCTCCCTGTTCGATGGCACCACCTACGGCCCTGTAAGGGGCTTAGACTTCATCCTTAACAACAAGGGCAAGCTCGATGAAGATGCGCCCAAGAAGGCGATGACAGACGCTCTGACAAAGGCATTGAGTCACCTCGGTATAGGCGCTGATGTATTCCTTGGTAAATTTGACGACAATCGCTATGTCGCAGCCATGGAAAAAGAGTTCAGCCAACCAAAAGGCAAGGACAAAGAGCTAGTCCAGAAGTATGTCAGCCGTTTAGTCGATGCCATTGACAGCGATGACGAGCTATCAGCTAGAGAGTTAACTGACGAACTGCGTGATAACGAAACCATCATGAACGCAGTCTGGAACCTGTTAACCAGTAACCAAAAAGCCAGTGTGAAGGCATTGATTCACAAAACCAAAGACGGAGAATAAGAGATGTCATCTATCAATCGTGTAATGTTAGTGGGAAATGTAGGCAAGGATGCTGAAATCAAAACATTTCCTAGTGGAGATATGTATATGCAGTTCAGCCTAGCCACAGGTGAGAGCTACAAAGATAAAAATGGGCAGTGGAAAGACGTTACCCAGTGGCACAACATCAAAGTTCTGAACCAATCTAAGATTAAATTCCTTGGTGACAGAGTAAAGAAAGGGGCTAAACTATACATCGAGGGTCAAGTAGAGTACCGCTCTTGGGAACAAGGTGGCGAAAAGAAATACATGACCGAGATTGTGCTGCCAAAGTTTGGCGGTGACGTAAAGATTATGGAGAAGGCACAGCAGGGTGGCGAGCAGCCACAGTCAGATGATGGTTGGGATAGCCCTGCACCTAATGATGATGTCCCATTCTGATTTCTTATCTCGTGTCCTATCGGATGACGAAGAACAAGCAGTCAACCGCATTGTTTCAGCTATTGAGCAGTGCGGTGAATTGCCAAAGGAGCAGCTAATCAATGCCACACTGATGGCAACGATTGGCCTGTTAACATCTATTGACAGAGATAAAGCGCACCATCACATGATTGAAGGTGCTGAAGCTGCGGCACAAATAAGCGGAAAACCTATTGCAATCTTTTATCAAGATGTAGATTATATGGACAGTGCCTCGCACTGAGGTACGTCCATCTCCTTTGGGCAGTTGATTAGGGCTACTGGTTTTCCTCTAACTTACAGTAAGTCCACCCCGCTACGGCGGGGTATTTTTTTACCACTTAACTTTGTTAGCCCACCATGCGGCAGAGATAGGGCCACGCTTAATGTTCTTGGCATGGCGTGATTTGAATGCCTTTCGTTGCTTGGCATTCTGATTAGTCTTAGCGCCTTGTTCGCCAAACCGTATGGTCTTGACCTTATCTCCGACTTTAGCAACTACGACATGACTTTTAGTTGGGTGATTTGGTGTTCTCTTAGGCTTGTTGTAGCCTGACACTCCAATACGTTTTAGCAATGAATCTCGTTTAGCTTTAGGCATACTCACCTCTTACCATTTGTCTTGCCAACTCATTCGCTCGTTCGCCCACTTGACTAGCCCAACGAGAGTCCAACATTTCTTTAGCACATAAGTCAAAGTCACCTACTTTTGCAGCAGCTAGTGCGTTTTTAAAACCATTGAATCGGTTGATGCCTAAGTTAAACACCATGTTAATAAACACATCTTGCCTCGGATAATCAATCTGATCAATCCAAGGATGATTTTGTAGCAAATCAACACGTGCCTGACTGATGTCATTGCGTAGCATAAACATAGCTTCAGCATCGCTGATGCCTACATCATCTAGGTTTCTGCCATAACCAATAGTCAGCTTGTCTGCTGTACAACGGTAAGGCTTAAGCCGCTTGCCTTCATGACGCATTAATTGCTTTACTAAATTGTCACTCATTTCAAACCTTTAAACTTGTTAATACCACGCAAACCAAAACTTGCACTAATAGCCGCAAGCACTGCCCACTGATACCACTCAGGAGTTGCTTGCAAAGCCTCGAATCCTGCCATGATGTACGGCACAGCCTCAGGAATAAATGCACCCACTAAAGGTATGCTCAATATAATGGTGAACCATTCGTCTTTCCACGAATTAGCTGCACCTTTAGCCATGATCTGTTCCCAGTTGCCCTCGTTCTCAAGAACTCTGAGCTTAGCTTGTTGTTTAGCCTTGGCCTCATCTGCTTTGCCCTTGACCCAAGACCCTGCAATGTCACCCACTGCACCAATAATTGCACCAATCATTTCTTGTCACCCCCTAGTTTCAGGTTAGTTACAGAAAAATATGCACCCACTAAAGCCGCAATACTAACGTAGTAGATGTTGCTCATAGAGGCGAGGAGATCAGCAGCTTTATCAAGACCCATATAGCTAGACACCACAACCCCACTAGGATACACAAGCATACCAATAAGGCTAAACCACGCCATACGCCGCTGACTGTCTCTTTTGAGGTTTTCATCTATTAGCCTTTCGCGCTCAAACTCCAGACGCATAGACTCCCATTCAGCCTTGTCAACGTGACCGTTCTGGTCTTTGTCTGCTTGCTCAAATCCTGTCATCGCTTTATTCACCAGTGCCTTGAATCATCAAAACTAAAACTAAGAATAGACCAAGAGTAGCAACAGCAAGAACAGTAATAAATATAGCTGCTCCGATATTTTTTAACTTCTCAATACGCTCTTGCTCAGCATAAATTGTGCGTTGTCTTTCTTTGCGTATGTCAGACTCTAAGCGTAAGAATTGCTCCCACCCGTGTTTCCCCTGACTGTACTGAATCATAGTACGCAGCTCGTCCCGCTGCTTCTGTGCTTGTAGCTTTGCACCGTACATATCCATAGCCTGTGCTTGGATACTCTTGCCACCTTTGGGAATCAACGATTTGAACAGGCTTGGATTTTTCTCTTTTTCCAACGCCTTGTCGATGTCCGCTACTGCACCCGCCCACTGACTCAGTTGGCTCATGCAATCTTCCAGTTCCCTTCCGGCCTCGACTAAGGACTTTAGGCCCTTGAATGCTGCTGAAGCCGTAGCTACTAAGGTTACTGGATCCATCAATCATGCCTAACTATCAGCTAACATCTTCAGCAAGAGAAGAATAATTGCACCACTTGTACCAATCATGATTGTTTCAAGACGTTTGATTCGAGTAAATAACTCTTTAAACTGCGTATCTACTTCTTTCTTTAACACAGCTAAATCCTTATCAAGTTGATGTAAATCTGGATTGCTCACCACGGCACTCCTTCTGCTGTTGACGGCGTTGCCATTTCATTTAACGCAGCTTGAATAGCTGCCTCAGTATCTTCTTGTGATACTTCAGCGTGAACCCAACCCAATACGTCAGCTTGAGTCAAAGACTCAAATGCAATGAAATCGTCTGCTGATGGGTCAGGAGTGAATGATGCAGTGCCATAAGCATCCGTTGAGTTATCACCGTCAACACCAGTACAACGCCAATGAGCAACAACTATGCTATTGTCTGAGGTGTTACGTTCTAGTTGAGCAATGTTCCATGTAAAAGTAGCCATTGTATTTTCCAAAGTTAAGGTGCAGTAACCGAAGTCACGGTGTAATCTAAAGGCAACGCATTACCTTCAGAATCGTATTCATAAAACTGCATTAAATAACGATCAATTAAAAGTTGTTCATATTCTTCTTCAAGATCATCTTCATTCATTGGCATTTCAACATACGAACTATGACCGTCACTTAAAGCAAGAACCGCACAAACTATTGTTGTATTATCTTTTATTAAAATTGAATAAGACATAATAGACTTCCATACTTATGGGGTAAAAGTAAGTTTAAACCAACCATCATTAGTAATGTAAAAAGGATTGTCACCAGTAAAAGTTTTATATTGATTTATTAGCCAAGACTTAGTTGTTCCTACTCTGTTAGTATGTGTAGAAAATTGAAAAGCTGAAGCATTTGCTGATCCTGAGTAATTTGTACTCTCCCAAGCAACGCTTGACCACCCTTGATTAACGCCACTATTACCTGCTCCACAAATATAAAGCCCTACTTGACCCGGGTTACTTACGCCTAGTACACCAGTAATTGTGGTTAAACCATCAGGCATAATAGGTGACCCAGTAAGGCTACCGTAATCAGAAGTATAAGTAGTGGTGCTTGTCGCACTACTGTATTTTCTAGCTTGATACCCATTAACAGGATAAAAACTTACAATAACTTCGCCACTAAAAAAATATTCTCTAGGCGCAGTTACTCTTACTTGATTTGATACTAATGTTGGATAATTCGCTCCATGAGTTGCACCAATGGTTGTAAAGTTAGCGTCTAGTTCGGCATGAGTAAGCGCCGAACC